CGAGCTTCTGGCCCCTCCGAAAGGTTGTTGCCAGAGCTTCTGCATATAGATCCACCTTAGCCTCCAGTGAGTTAAATCACGGTCAAGCCAATCCATACCTTATCAGTATGAGATAGATATGCTATTGTAGTAAGACTACAGGTGCAATACTAAGCGTATCAATTTCAAGTGTCGCAACTTGGAACGTAAAGAGTGTGTTAGCAGCTCATTCTACGACCAATTGAGAGAACGTATTACGCCGATTACCTTAATAAATTAAGCTACTAAAATATTTAATATACTTAACCTATTGCGGCAATCGAAGGTAGCGAGAAAAGAATTTATAACTCTTGATGAGTTGAAGTCCTTTTATCGTTTACCAGCGATAATCACGTCTACAAAAGGTATAGTTAGCGCCCTAAAACTGCTAAATAGTCGTATTGTCAAACTTGTTGTAACAAGTGGGTGGACGTTCTGCTTCCTTTATTTAAAAGAAGTAGTTCGTCTTACAATACGTGCTCTTTCGGGTCAACCTGAAGCTTCTTGGAATAATTCAATTCCTCGAGTTAAGAGAGACTCGACCGGCCTTCCAACTATAATCCCTTTATCTATTAGAAAAGTCCTTCGGGACCCATCTAAGGATATAGGTATAGTTAGAGTTACACTTTGTATTCTTTCCGTATACCGTGTCTTTAAGGTGCCTGTTAAACCTGATCTAGGTACGATTATTCGTCCTTTTGATGGTTTGACATCCACTTTTCCTTGCTTAAGGATAAGTAAAGCCTTAAAGATGTTAGATTTACGGGCTATAAAGTTTTCTTCATTTAGAGGTTTCATCTCAGAAGCCGCTGGACCAAATACGAAGTTTTCTACGTGGGGTGCTACAATAGATGCATTAGCATTTATTGAGTATCCAAGACAATTTGTTACTTTTGTACAAATTGCTCTTTTAACGAGAAGTTTTCAGTATTTAGCACTGTTCTTAACAATTTTATTATTGTATGGACCAGTTTATATCCTAGCGAGAACTCTGGGTTTGATTACTCCATTGAGAATGGGTAAACTTTCGGTTGTTTATGACCAAGCTGGAAAAGCCAGAATAGTTGCAATAACTAACTGGTGGATCCAACTTGCTTTAAAACCATTACATGATTCTATCTTTCGTGCTTTACGTAAAGTATCGCACATTGATGGAACATTTGATCAAGGTGCTCCCCTTCTTCGTTTATACAAAGAGAGGGATCCTAGATACAAATTTTCATGTTTTGATTTATCATCTGCAACTGATCGTCTTCCCTTAACCTTACAGGTAGATATACTTAATGCTTTAGGCGTTAGAGGAGATCTATGGTCTCGATTATTGGATTTCCCTTGGGCCATTCCAGGTGAATTGCATAAACTTAGTGATAAGTTTATATCAAATTTCCTGAAAACAGGGTCTTTATATAAAGTTCGTGAAGAACAATATATCAAATACGCTGTTGGTCAACCTATGGGAGCCTACTCTAGCTGGGCGATGTTGGCTGTAACACATCATGTTATAGTTCAAATTGCAGCAGTTCAGTGTGGGTTCAAAGTTAATACTTTTAACCAGTACTGTATACTGGGTGACGACATTGTTATTAATAACGATAGAGTTGCTTCTGTATACGTACAACTAATGGAAACATTAGGGGTACAAATCAATACTAGTAAGTCAATCATCTCTTATGATGTGGTTGAATTTGCTAAACGTTGGTTAACTCCTTATGGCGAAATTTCACCGTTAGGTCCAGGTAATATCCTGAACTGTACGAGAAATAACGCAGCATTGGGTAGTTTATTGTATGAAGCTCATAGCAAGGGTTATTTGGATAATCCAGGCTCTGTTTTGAATCTATTGCCTAATATGCCGGGTACTTTTACTCAGCATATGGCATTAGCTTTTAATACCATGTTTGGTCTCACTGGTTGTTTTCATCCCCAAAGCCAACTAGACACGAAAGTGTTGAGTTGGTGTTCTTATGGGTTGTTAAACGAACCAATGGTGATCCGTTATTCATTTTATAATGGTCTATTACAGACTCTTATAACTGAATTACGTGATGCACTTAAGACTAACGATGATAACAATGAGAAGTTCCTTAGAACTGCTCATCGTATCACTGGTGTTAAAACTAAAACTCTTAGATTCATAGAGTTGACTTCACTTTGGTTAAATCCAGCGTTCTATCTTTACCTTCGCGATCACCTTCGGGCGACCGAGGAGATAGAGCTAGAAATGTCCTTTCTATTTACAAGTAGACCAGGTACATGGGATGATATCAAAATGATAGCAGAACGTAGTCCGCAGATTGTTCCTGCACTCCTTAAATGGGGTACGGAAAACAACCGGAAAGCTGCCAAAGACTTCGGTATCTTTTATCGTAAGTTGGATGCAAATATTATGCATACCGCTTCCGATTTAAGAACGATGACCGGGGCAGACGGGACTAATATATACTAATTGTGACACCAAATCATGATTGTGATCTCTCTGAAATATTGGGATGACGCTTTCATTAATACCCCAAAAGGGTAGTTTGGTAAAGTGATTATTGCACTCTGCTAGCTAGTCAAGCTAGTG